CCCGGCTGGTGCTACGCAGGAAACCACAACCCCCGCAGAAGCTGTTAAACCCACAGAACAGCCCCTTACAGCCAAAGAACCTGCCAAGCCTATAGCGAAGGTAGAGGAAGCGGAGAAAGTAGTTCCAGAGGGCAAAATTGAGGGGGTAACGGGAAAGGAACTCAAGGCTAGATATATTCAGGCATACATGAAGGGTGACACTGTCCAGAGAGGCGGGATGGGGATGCCCGAAAAACGTATTAAGTCTGATTTCGAGATAGAGGCGGGGAAGTTATACGAGGGGAAAACTACCCGTGATTTGATGGAGAAGGATTATCAATTATACGCAGGGAAGGGGAAGAACAAACAGTTAATCAAAACCCTTGATGAACTCAATGAAGTAAATAAGACAGACTTTACTGCTGAGACATGGCAAGCCGAAATGAAAAAGTATTCAGATAAGGCAGAAAAGTTAATAGATGAAGCCTTTGATGGGTATGCCCAAAAGATCAATGCAAAAGAAGCCAAGCCATCCCCCAAAGCGGAAGTCAAGGGGAAGGACATAGTCGAGGTTCCACAAAAACCGGAAGCGCGGAAACAGCCCCTTTTCACAGATACGCAAATAAAGAACAGGGCAAAGAAAAAAACCATAAAAGCGCAACAGCTAAAGATTGAAAGCGCAGAACAGGCAAAAGATCAAGTCCATACCATGATAAGAACTCGGCGAGAGAACCTTAATCTGGCTGCGTATGAAACAAATCTTTTTGTAAATGATATTGAAAAACAAACGACTCGGGTACAGAGAGAGGCTATTCCCTTTGTTATTGAAGAAACCCTAATACCGGAAGGACTGAAAAGGGCTGATCTTGAAAAAGTTCTTACTAAAGATAAAGAAAAACTTTCTGCTATTGCAAAACAGGTCAAGCAACACTTTGATGAAGGGTGGCAGAAAATTAAAGAGAATACCACTGATATGTCGGCTGAACAAATAGAAAACTATGTAACCCATATATGGGATATTCCCTCATCTAAGAAACAGGAAGTGACTAATTGGTTCACAACTCAAAATAGATTCCTGAAGAAAAGGTATATCGACACAATAAATGAAGGGGTTGAGAAGTTTGGGCTTACCCCGAAAGTCTTAGATATTGGAGAGATTATCAGAATACACGATGCAGTAGCAAACAAGGTTATTGAAAATACTAAATTCGTAGAACAACTGAAGGATCTTAAACACGAAGGGGTATCGGTAATCGAAAGAGCAGATAAAGCCCCGCAAGAGTGGGTTTATATAGATCATCCAGCTTTAAGGCGTGGGTTAGTGATTCCCGGTGAAGCCAAGATGGGAGAAAAGGTATCGCCAGAACTGAGTAACCTTCTCATTGATATGGGGGTTGCTATCGGGCGAAGGATATCTCCGGTAGCTTTTGGGAAACCTGTTTTTAAGGCTGGAGAATATAAGGGCGGGGAAAGACCAGAAGTAAGGTTTCAAAGGTTTATGTCGAACAGGACAATAGCCCATGAGATAGGGCACCATATTGATTCTGTTCTAAAACTGGGTGAGAACTTTCTCGAATCGTATAAAACAGAGCTATACGAAATTAACAAAGAAAGGATAGGGGAATTCAAGGGTAAGCCTGGAAAATATGGAGAAGAATACGCAAAGTCTGCACCGGAACAAATCGCGGAGTTCTTTGCTTCGTTGTTTACAAAACCAGAACAGACGTACAAAATAGCCCCTAATGCTACTGCCGATGTCTTAAACAGGTTGAAACAAGATAAAATTCTGTCGAAGTTAATAGATTTTGATTTTGAGAAACAGGCCAAAAATCTCATAGAAGAGCAAATGAATACGATGGTGAAATTGCCCGTTAAAGTTCACCCTGATCTCGCTAAACCATTAAAGGTAATCTTTGATAGCAGGTTCGATCACCCGTTGATTCAGGCTTATGAAATGGCTAATGGAGTTTTGAAGAAAACGAACCTCACGCTATCTCTATTCCATCATGGGGCTTTGGGCGAAACAGGCGTAGCAATAATGGGAGCAAAGAAAACGGGAGAAATCTATTTTAATCCTGTAAAAATATACAATGCTTTGGCGAAAGGTGAATTTGATGTTTTCAAAAAAGAGCCGATAGCGCGGGATGCTATAAGCAATGGCCTACAGGTAGGAGCTACAGCGGATATCCCCGTCAACATGATCCAAAGAAAATTGAATGATTTTGCAAGAAAGACTAAAAATGTTCCCTTAATTAACAAAACAACCGAATTTATCAGAACATTTAATGAAACGTGGGATAAGGCTCTGTGGAATTATTTACACGATAGTTTGAAAATCTATGCTTATGAATCATTAGTTTCAAAAATTGACTTAACAAAAGATGCCAAGAAGCAAAAACAAGAAATGGCTCAGTTTATAAACGATACCTTTGGTGGGCAGAACTGGGATACCTTGATGGTAACACCAAAGACCCTTCAGATTATGACATGGGGCCTTCTGTCTCCAGACTGGACGGTATCAACAGTAAGGCAAGCGTTATCACCGACAGGGTTTGGGAAAATACACGCCGAAACTGGTGGCCTTAGAAAGAAATTGGGGGCGCATTTCTGGGTTAAGGCTGGGTTATATTTTGGGGTTGGAATAAATGTATTAAATTACACTTTCAGGAAATGGGATGAAGAAGAAAACCCCCAATATTATGAAGGAATAGAACGGGATTTCATAGACAGAACAATGATCGGGAACACTATTGGACATAAAACCCATCTCTTTGCTGGACGTTATGAAGATGGGAGCGAAAGATATATAAGATGGGGGAAACAGTTTAGAGAATTACCTGAATTGTTTTTTGATGATACTGGATTCAGCCCCATAAGCGCAACATTAAAAAAGGTTGGGGGTAAGCTCGCTCCAGTAGTGCAGTTGGGTTCCCGAATATCAACAGGCGTTTCCCCGTCAGGGTTCAGGGATGACGATATCTATGGAAAGAAAGGATGGGATAGAGTCTTGGGGATTGGAATGACCCTGATAAAATCGCCGGCTCCGTTTAGCTCACGCACATTATTTCAAGAGGGGAAACAGTTTCATATCACAGATATTATGATGCCAAGTTCTAAGGGGATGACAAGATATAAAGCTATGGAATTGTTTAAATATGCCATTGAAAAGCAAGACGAACAATTCCTGAAGGAAGTTTATCAATTCGCCCTTATGAACAACTTACCGGCATATACCCTATTCAAGGCCGGGTTGACTTCGTTGAAAGCAGAATCAACAAGAGAATATAACAAGGGAATTGAAACTACTACCGAGGCAATAGAGGCACTATCCGAAACAGAGAACATCGCTGACCTTAATCGTGTAAAAAGAACAATAAAAAGGATTCAAAAGGAGCAGTTGGATAGGAAAATAGGAATTGATTTATTGGATAAGGCTATTTTTGAAATGGAAATACAGGAATTATTAGAGGCCGATTGATGAAAAAAATAGTTATGGTTTCATTCTTCTGGTTTATTATGGTGGTAGCCTTTCCATTTACTGTTTGGGTTATAGAAATATTAAGACATATAAAGATTCTTCCATACTGGTTTTAAGTGAGGGAATAAAATGACAGTATCAGCAGATACAAACAAAGTACAATATTCATGCAACGGGGTTCTTGACGACTTCAGTTTTGCTTTCAAGGTATTCTCAGAAGACGATCTCCTTGTGGTTTTAACCGATTCGGACGGAGTGGAAACCACCCTTGTCCTGACCACAGATTACACAGTTACCGGGGAGAATGGAGCCTTTGATTCTGGTGGGTATATCTCAACAGTCAAAGAGGTGGCCGGGGAGATGGTAGATTATGCGTGGGCCTCTGGGTACACAATAACCATAATGTTAGACCTCGCGCTCACGCAGGCAACCGACCTGACTTATGGTGGTAAGTATTCCTCGGCTGCGATTGAAAGAATGGCCGACAAGCTGACTAAGATGGTTCAGCAAACGGATGAAAAGCTCTCTCGCGTTCCTTCTCTCGCTCAAGGCTCTGCGCTGTCCGATATTACAATGGAAGACCCGACTTCTGGATATTTCCTTTCTTATAATGGAACGGTTTATTTATGGGTACAGAACGTATCTACCGGAACAGCTACCGTAACGGCCTTCGCTAAGACGTTTCTTGATGATGTGAATGCCTCCGCTGTTCTTTCAACGCTTGGCCTGAGTACCTATATCAAGACACTGGTTGATGATGCTACTGCTTATAATGCCCGTAAAACCCTTCTAACGCCCATGAGCCGTGTCTTAACCACCGCTAAGACTGGGGCTTATACTGTGACCTCAGACGACGACGGAATGTTGGTCACAGTGGATGCTACGGCGAATAACATTGCAATCACTCTCCCGGCTGTTGGTGATGTTTGGAACGGCTTCACGGTGGGGATAAAGAAGATTGATTCGAGTGCTAATTATGTTGAATCAACACCAGACGGCGTGGAAGAAATAGACGGTGAGTCTTCGCATATATTAAGGCTTGAGAACAGTATCGCTTGGTATGTTGTTGATGGTACGGGGTGGAAAATAGCAACTAATAACGAAATCACTGGGGCTATGTGCGTTGCGGCCCTTAAAGACCCTGCAGCAGGTACAGCGGGACTCAGGACACTCGGAACGGGGGCAGCGCAGGCGTTGCCAGGAAATACAACTCTTGTACCAGATGCCTCCATTACCCAAGCCAAGCTCAAGACCACAACCCATGAGCAATCAACCACAGCTACTATTTGGACGAAAAAAGTGCTTACCTACGCAGACTACGGTTTTAATTGCAGGGTGAAAAGGGTGGGGGGGACGGGGGGTGTGTACTTCAAGCGTTCTGATGAA